TGATTTCGCTATTAATACGATTTTTTTCATTTTCTTGCAAGGCAAGACCACGCATTGCAAGACGAGCAAGCCAACCGTATGTGGGTCTAACGTTACTGTCGGGGATTTTTTTGACAAGTTTGGCTGTTTTTTTGTCGGTGTTGTTTTCTAAGTATGCTACAAGGAACTCTTTTGCTTCTTTGTTTGCGCATACTTTTGTATACCAATTAAATGCTGTGGATAAATCTAATTGTCGGGATTCATCACTGGGTTGAATTTCTAAAAAGTTAGGCTCGGGACCAAGATTTTTAGCGTCTGTGGCGTTAAGTTTGATATCACCAGAACCTTTAACAGAAATTCTGCTTTTAGAACCAGTAGCCTTTTTCTTTGCTTTTTTAGCCATTATTTCTCCTCAACAAACATATTTATTGACATATAAGTAAGTATACACGGTTATATATTCAAAGTCAATACCCAAAACAAATTAATTATAACCGATAAATACTATTATGCCAAAATTAAGTTTATATCGGCCAGATAAAAAGAACGACTATCGTTTCATGGACCGAACAATTTCGGAGCAATTTACGGTAGGCGGAACTGATTTATTTATCCATAAATATTTGGGTGTTTCAGATGAAGGACCCTCTAATGATTTTACTCAACCTCAGTATGATCAATTAGACCCTACAAACATTCAAGACTTGTTGTTTTTAGAAAACAGAGATAGAAAATATGACCCAAACATCTACAGACTTCGAGGTCATTATAATGTTCAAAACTTAGATTTTGATTTAAGTCAATTTGGATTATTCTTAAACAATGATATTATTTTTGTGACTGTTCACTACAATGATATGATTGATATTGTTGGTCGAAAATTAATGGTAGGCGATGTTTTAGAGTTGCCGCATTTAGTAGATCATCATCCTTTAGATGAAGATGTTCCTACTGCGTTAAAAAGATTCTATCAAGTCACAGATGCAAACTACGCAAGTGAGGGTTTTTCTCAAACATGGTATCCTCACTTATGGAGAATTAAGTGCGAGCCTCTAGTAGATACACAAGAGTTTAGTGACATACTAAAACAACCAATTGACAAAGAAAATTATTTGGGTGATTGGGATAAAGAAACTGCATATCCACCTGGATATACAATTAAGTTTGGCGATACTTTATATGAATCTATTGCTGATGTTCCTGTAGGTGCTTCACCGCCCGATGATCAATATTGGCAGAAAGTAGATGATGGCTCATTAACCGACATATTATCACGCTATAATAAAAACATTGAAATCAATGATGCGGCATTAGACGAAGCCAAACGTATTTTGCCTAAATCAGGATATGATACAAGCAAACTATATGTGGTGCCTACTTATGGTAGATTTGAAGAAAATAACGTAGAATCAAACAAAGAAGGAAAACCGGCACCACCTGTTAATATTATTTCTTCTTCTGCTGAAGGCACTGCTGTCCCAGTTGATGCTAGTGTAGTATTAATGCGTGATAAGCGATATAAGAATCCTAGTGCAGGAATTAAAATTTCAAAAGAAACATTACAAAGTATCTGGGATATGACAGTTGATACAAATGAAATTGCTGAAAAACTTGATAAGTTTGTTCAGACAAGTTTGCAAATAGTAGAAGAAAAACCAGAGCCAATGGAAGGTGGTTCTGTTGCACTAGAAGGCACTAAGGCACTTTCAGTTAAATCATTAGGACCTGTTACGGGACCATTAGGGACTGCCGATAATACATATGCCACAGCAGATCAGGATCCAACACAAACTGGATTTACTAATAACATCACACCTGAAATGAACTTCCGCGCTGATTGCGATCCTAGATTTCAGTTTATTGTACGCAGTACTCCACAAGACTTTGGCTATACAGCTGGTTATTTGTCTGGGGACGGAACAGCACCAAATGGATTGCCAACTGGAGCAGGAATTTCATTCCCGCAAAATCCTCAGGTGGGTGATTACTTTTTACGTATAGACTATGCCCCTCAGATTCTTTACCGTTGGGACGGTTCAGTTTGGGTAAGAATTTCTGATAACGTAAGAACTGGAACTGGATTTGATGCAGATGATCAATCACAGTTGTCAGGATTTATTAATAATCAGGGAGAAATCTTTCTAAATAGCACTGAAGAAAACGTTTCTGAAGCACAACCATTGTCGTCAATGCTTGAACCTGATCCAGACACACTACCACCAAGTGAGGAATAAAGTTGGCTGATTTCTTTTACGATAATCAAATACGAAGATTTTTAATTCAATTTGCAAAAATCTTTAGTAACTGGTATGTTACCAATGGCAAAGATCCAAATGGTAATGACATACTTGTTAGGGTTCCTATACAATACGGAGATTCAAGTCGTCAGGCTGCAACAATTATAGCAAATAATAGTGCTAGCAACCTACCTAGTGCACCTTTAATTACTTATTATGTTAGCGGGTTAGAATACGAACAAAGCAGAACACAAAATCCTACTTTTGTTTCAAAAACAAATGTAAGACAGCGTGCATATGACCAAGAAACTCAGTCTTATGAAACAACACAGGGGCAAGCATTTACCATTGACAGATTAATGCCTGTACCTTATAGACTAAAAGTAACAGTTGATTTTTGGACTACAAACTATCAACAAAAATTACAATTAGTTGAGCAAATAGGAACATTATTTAATCCTGCATTAGAAATTCAAAGTACAGATAACTTTATTGATTGGACTTCGCTATCAGCCGTGTTTCAAGATGGTTTAACATTTTCATCAAGACAAATACCACAGGGTACTGGAAATCCTATTGATGTAATGTCATGGAAGTTTTTTATGCCTATTTGGATCACTACCCCTGCAAAACTTAAAAAGATGGGAGTTATTCACAAAGTTATTAATTCTATCTTTAAAGGTAAGGCATTAGACGATATACAAGATGAAGATTTATTATTAGGTACTAGGCAAAAAGTTTCACCTTATGGTTATAAACTATTACTGTCTGATAATCGCCTTCAATTATTGCCTCAAGACTCAACTTTTAACCCAACCAATAACGAGTTTGAAATGCCAGACAATCCAGAAACAGGAATTTACTGGGAAAGTTTATTAAACGTGTATGGTGCATTTAAACCTGGAATTAGTCAAATTTGGTTAGAAAATTCATACTTAGACGATTATATTGTAGGTACAGCAGTAATTGATCCTTTAGACGGTAGATTTTTAATTTACGACATCGATCCCGACACGCTTCCTCAAAATACTTTGCAACCTGTCGATAGCATTATTAATCCTCAGTTGTCAGGACCCAATGCAGGTTTGCCTGGTCCTTTGAACAATACTAGATATTTGATTGTTGAAGATATTGGATCAGAAGGTGCAACAACAGAGGCTTGGGGAAGTTTAGTAGCGAATGCAAATGATATCATTGAGTACAGTGCCCAAGATGGCGAATGGTTTGTAGCATTTGACTCTTCTGCATCAACTGAAACAGAATACGTTACTAACATAAAAACAGGAATTCAATATCGTCATGTAAGCGAAGAAAACATTTGGGTTAAATCTTATGAAGGCTTTTATGGCGAAGGTGATTTTTCAATAGTTATATAAATTTACTTGTTGTTTAAAATACAATAAGTATTACTATGACTAAAATCGCAGCCGGTGTTTTTTTCTATAGCAAAAGTACAAATCGTTATCTTTATTTGCTTAGGGCAGATAAAAAAAATCCTGGCTGGAGCATACCTGGAGGCAAAATTGAAAAGCATGAAACGTTATTAGAAGGTATTGAGCGTGAATGCTTGGAAGAAATGAAATTTTTCAATTACGACTTAAAACTTATACCTATTCAAAAATTTACTAACGGAAACTTTGTATATAATACTTTTTTCTGTGAAGTCGAAAATGAATTTATACCTACTCTAAACAAAGAACATTTGGGCTACGCTTGGGTAAAAGAAAACTCATATCCTAAACCTTTGCATCCCGGTTTATTTTCAACCGTTAATATTGATATTGTTATTGATAAATTGCAGATGTTAGTAAAATAATAGGGGCCGAAGCCCCTATTATTACATGCCTATTAGAGTTGCTAGTATTGGCCAACCTAATGCGCCTATCACTACACCTGCTCCCATCATCATCCACCTCCACTTTTCAATAGCAGAAATTTTTAATGTTAAGTCTCGGTGTGATTGGTCATTGGTTTCTTGAAAACTTTTTAATAATTCGTGTGTACTTTCAGTTGTACTTACAATATTTTCTCGAACATCTTTCAAGTCTTCTTTCAAATCATCAACCTTACCATCAAGGTTTTTAAATTGAACTTGCAATACTGCAATTTCAGTTTCAGCGTTCTTTAATTGTTTTTGTGTAGAACTTGCCGCTGACGATGTTGCCATCTTAAACTACTCCTTATGCTTTGCCAATTGTTACAATTGGGTGAGGAATACCGGCTGAAGCATTTGCATTTTCAGCATCGTTAAATGTAGCGAATGCTGGGTCTGCGTCTGCTAAAGTGATATTACCTGTAGCAACAGGTCCTGAATCTTCAGTAAACAACTCTGCATTGTGTCCACCAATAGATTGAACTAATTGCGTATCTGTGTTCGCATATGTAGCAGTAATTGACATTGTGTTTGGCAACAATGCTGTGTTTGCAACATTAGCAGTAAAGCAAGCACCAACTAAACCTGTTGTAGTGCCTTTTACTAGATATTTTTGCTTGCCTTTTTGACGAACAATAAATCCATCTTCTGGCAAACCAAACACATAAGCACCACCAGAAACATTAGCTGTTGCGTTGGCTGCAAAAGTTGCAAAAGTTGCGTTAGCATTTGCAACATCATCAATAACACCCAAGATTGTTCCTTCTGCATCATAAACGATAGTACCATCTGCAAAGGTATTTGCAAAGTCTGTACCAACACCTTCTAAGTTTGCACTGTCATCGGCGCAAGAAATAGTGCCTTCACCTTCGACACCTATACAAACGTTGGCTAAAACTTGATTGCCAAAGATTGCAGTATCGCCACCGACTACTGAATAAGTATTGTCGCTTCCTTCTGGATTGTTATAATATAAGTCTACTGGTGCAACTGTAGCCGCTACAGTTTCTCCTGAGGTAGAAGTTAATGTTGCTCGTGTACGATCAACATTAGCACTTAAGTCTGTTTCAGAAACAGTAAATGTAGTTGCTGATAAAACTTCAAGAATATAGTAAGTAGTTCCAGCTGTTAGCCCGCCGATATCACTTGCTGTGATAAATGGCATACCTGCAATAATACCAAGATTATTTAAGTTCGCTGAAGTTGTAACAACGCCTGATGTTGCTGTTCCTGTTAATGTAATTACAGCTTGCGCTTTTGCAATTTTAATTGGACGTCCCATTTGTTTCTCCTTTTATTTGTTGCCAGGTTCTAGCCTGGTACGCGGTGGGTTTCCGCATAAACTCTCCCCATGAGAGTATTATAAATGTATTTATCTTAAAGTATAAATTTTAACTTACTGGCTAAACGGGAAAGAGTATGACTGAAAGCCTGTACTATTAGTAATGTTAAAAGGTCCAAATTCAAATGATGAATTGTTTGCGGCACGTATTCTTAAAAAGCCAACGTTTCCTCTAGGCGTGGGCCACCAAAATCGATCACCAAAGTTACTAAAGCTCCAAGAAACGTTTCCTCTTCCGTCTACATAACCAGAAACCGCAGGTCCTCCGTCCCAGCCGCCTGGGTATAAGTAATCAGTATTAAGTCCGGGAAACTGAAGAAACTCCCAGTAAGTATTTGGTCTAGCCCCTGTTACGGATAAACTAAAACTTGCTCTTTCACTAAACGCATTAAAACTAGTTCTCCATGTTCCCGATAGCTCTGGTGGCGGTGGGGGTGGAGCAGGCCCAGTATTTAAGAAATCAGTCAGTGCTGTAGGTAAGTTTAAACTTGCTCTAACGCTAGAGTCAGCCAAGCTAGAACCACTAAAAACCGACTGAATTTCACTAAGTGTAATTGGTGGTGAACTTGGTAAAGCCATATTCTATGCTTTTCCTATTGTTTCTTTGAAGAGTTATTTTCTAACTCTTGCACACGTTTATTTAATGTTTGTACAGCCCCTATTAATTCGGTAACTAGTTTCGAATAAGAAACTGCAAGAGAATTTTCTTCTGTTTCATGTACGCGATGGCTTAATACTTTTTCAACTTGTTGTGCAATTAAACCTGTGTCATATTCTCCGGTTTCATTCCAATTAAAAGAAGAAGGACAAAGTGACATAATTTTATCTAAACAATCTTCAGGTTCTAATTCTTTAATATTGTTTTTTAATCGTTCATCAGAATTAGCAACAAAGTCATCTGCTGTTTTTGTTCCGTTCCAAGTTTGATTTCCTGTAGTCACAACGCCTGCATCTCCGGTAGTTGCTCCACCGATTGTGGCATTATCTCCCCTGTTGTTAGTAACGGTAACGGATGATCCGCTTCTACTTACACCCAATGTAACACTAGGTATCGCACCAATTTCTCCAAGAGTCCAAGAAACATCTGAGGAACCATTTACAAACTTAGTTGCTGAACCGATAGTAATGTTTCTACCAGTTCCCCATTGCGCAGTAGTTATATTGTTAGTGCCATCAAACAATGTTCCATTTATCGATCTTGGTGTTGCTAATTCGCTTGCACTTCCTGTAATATCAATTGAATAAGAACCACTTAGTCTACCGCTAGGTACTGTACCCGATGCTAAATTACTAGCATTAAGATTAGATAACGCGGACCCTTCACCGCTTACACTAGAAAAAGAACCATCATCTGCATTAATATTTCCTGAAACTGTTACGTCTGTGAATACACCATTTGTTGCACCAACATTCCCAACGTTTGCATTTCCTGTTACACTTAAAGTGCCAACAGTAGACAAGTTGCCTGCACTTACAGTACCTGTAACGTCTAGTGACGTAAGTGTACCAACACTTGTGATATTTGGTTGTGCATTTGTAGTCACTGTTTCTGCAATAGTAGCACTGTCCACGCTGATCGCATAAGAACCAGATAATCTATCACTAGATAATGTTCCTGTTGTTATGTTATTTGCATCAAGTGCCGTTAGCGCAGAACCGTTACCACTTACATCTGTAAATGCTCCAGAAGTAGAATTAACTGTATTTGCTGTTATTACGTCTGCGCTTAAGTTGCCATCAACTGTTAATGACGTTAAATTGCCAACGCTTGTAATATTTGGTTGAGCATTTGTAGTGACTGTTCCTGCTGTTGTTGCATTTTCTACATTTAAGTTGGCAACAACTTCTGTTGAATTGACAACAAATGGAGATGTATTTCCAGTGACATTAGAAATAAATCTGCTAGCATATACTTCATTGCTAGCATTAAAATTAGTAGCATCAATGTTGCCACCTACATTAAGTGAATTGGTGCTTTCATTAAAAGTAAATTGGTTATCACCTTTTAGCAATCCGCTATCGTTATATTGTACAGCTCCAATTGGCGGGAATGCGGCACCGCCGCCTGCGCCACCACCTGTGCCTAAAGCGGCTGAAGTTGCTACGGCTAGTGAATTAGGATCATTAGTATATGTTATGTCGCCATCGATAAAAACGTTACTTACATCTGGATCGGTAAGTAATATTACATTTCCAGATGTAGGGTAGTCGTCACTTAATTGCAGATAAAATGTTCTAGCATTAACATTAGAGTTTGAATTTCCTTCTACTCCTGATATTGTAATTTCTGCTAAATTAAAATAAGGAGTAGTTTCTGCTACAGTCATAACAACTGCGTTAGCACCATAGCCTTGAGTATTTCCTGCATCTGGAGTTAAATCTTCGATGTCTGTAAATAAAAACCCTTTAGGTGACCAAGAAAGATTTCCTGTACCATCTGTTTCTAATACGTAACCAATGGCACCACCGTCAAGTTTGACATTCCCTACATCACCAAGTGTTAAAAGTCCGCCTGCATCTCTGCCTTTATTGACCCAGTTTTCACCATTGTATGATAATACTTGCCCTTCAGCAAGAGTTACTGGATTGATGTTTAGATTTCCTACACTACCAGTTAACTGACTAAAGCTAATATCAGAATAGCTAGTCAATATCTCAACGTTTTCGTTAGGTGTTGTTTTTCCTATAAATAAACGTCTTTCATCTGATGCCCAACCAAGTTCCGCTTCGTCTAACTGAGGAAGATCGACTAAGTTACCTGATCTTTGCTGTAGTTTACTAATTTGGATGATTGCCATAAGTGTAATTTTAC